GAGCGTCCTCAGTGGGTGTTGTTTCTTTTTTAGGCATATAAGAGCTCCTATGTTTTACGACGCATCGCTTCGATGGATGCGAAGTCTCTTAGGTACCAATTGTTATGTCAGGGTATTAATCGCCGAGGCGGAGGAATCTGTAGAGATCGTCTTGCTTCTCTGAAGTGAATGTAGCAGGGGATACTGAGATCACTCTGCCCGTGGGTAGGTAATTGTAAATGTAGATATTACGCCCTAATGGGGTAGTTAATAATATTACCCATTGGGAGGGCTCAGATGGCTGTGGTTTATGGTACCATTGAATGGCCTCCATGGCTCTGGCTTTCCAGGCGGAGTTCTTCTTGGGGCTGATAGCATACCTATCGGGAGGTACGGGTATTGCATTGGCGAAGTCGGTGCGCATGGCCAGTATAGTCTCTGTAGCCGTATCTGTGTTGAAGAATCTTACTTCATCTAGTAGATAGATTGCTTCTATATCCAGACTTTGAATGTATGTTATTTCAGATTCAAGTATACGCTGTTCTATTTCATCAGAGGAAGGTAGGGTTCCAGCGACTTCTTTAAAAGAGTACGTCACGGTAGCTGCCTTGAACTGGTATTGTATAAGACCAGGTTCGCCGTCGGCAGAGACCACCATCTGTCTATTCTCGAAGTGAACGTCTTTTATAGTTATGACGATACTGCTGTAGTTTACAAACCCTACTTTGCTAGAGTCTATGGTAATTACTAATGTACGTCCTTCTCCATTCATCAAGTCTTCAGTCTTGGCGAGTATAGCTGCTTCGGACCCGATGTAGTTCTCGGAAAGAGAAGGGAGTATGAAACGTGCTGGATCGTCTGGATTCTGTTGCACGCTTGTGTGCATATTTAATACCAGTGATCCGGCCGCCATGGCAGGTCCTGGTATGTAGGCCTTAGGAGTACGACCTTTGTAGTCAAAGTCCGGAGTATCGGGGGTGTGGGCATCCCAGCTAATACTCTTAATATCTAAGATACTACTGTTAAGCTTTTCGTTGATCAGTTTTACTGATGCATCAGTACCTGAGAAGTATATAGAGTTACCCATTCAACGCTCCTATTACGTATGCTAACTGGGTCGTAGTGACTTGTATTACGTAGTCGTATGACTTGCCTACTAGTTTCTTTGGAACTACTATATGTACCAGCTGGTGCCCGGAGTCTCCTGGGGGAGTAGATACTGTTATGTAGAACAGTTCATCGCTTATGCCGGACTTCCATTGTTTTCGTATACCTGCTGTTATAGAACGCTTGAGTTCTATTAGGTCAAAGCCGCCACCTGATGTCTGTATGTCTTCCCAGTTGATTCTGTATTTATGTACCATGTTGTAGAACTTCTCAGGGTCATTAAATACAGTGCTGAACCTAGTGGTAACGACGGTCTCGTCCATGGTGGTTCCGTCTGGTATTTCGAATTCATAAACAAAAGTGTTGTCAGACGCCGGTACGTCGTTGGCTTCAGCTATCTCTTCTTCAGTCAGGAAGTTGTCTTCTAGATCGAAGTCAGGTACGTATTTACCATCACCTGATCTGAACGGAGCTAGTATTCCTATAAAGGTAAACACCTGGACTAGGAAGCTTCCGTCGTTAGTTATCTCATTATGCACACCTTGTATGCTAAGATATTCTATACGTAGTATATCACTACGGCCATCGTTGTCTGGTAGCATCTGCTTATTAGGCTGTACCCTAAACGATGCGTAGGGTCTGTCTGGGTATGCTAACATCCATTCCGGTGTGGTACCCATGATCAAAGCTATCGTACCTTGTACGAGCCTGTTACCCGCGCTGAACGCATCTGGTAGTCTGCTAGCATGGCCATAGATTGGCATATCAGTGGTTACTTCTGATACATTTACATAAGCTGCTGTTATTGTGGTGTGGTCTGAGGTTTCAGAATTGTATGGACGGATTGAAACGTCTAGGTTATCTCCGCAGTAGTATTGAGGATTCCAGTCCATATGTAAACCTTAAGATTGTAAGCGGTTAATGTCGGACATGTCCCTGGCATAGTATTGTACCACTGTTTCAGTAAATCCTTCATCGATTCCTAGGGTAGTCCCATTATCTACAAATGTAACGTCCTCTAGTTTAAATGTCAGGACTCTGCCTGTGGCAGGGTTCGTGACCTGTCCTACTACTAGAAACGGAGCTAGTTCATCTAGCTTAGTTTCTCTGGCGTATTGAATGACTTCGTCTGGTACGCCTTCCCTGTCTCCTTGGACTAGATGTTCTATCAGTCCAGTGTTAGCAGGGTTTATTAAAACCATTGACCCCGCGATTGTGCGAGGTCCGTAAGTAAATCCATTGGGGTTTGTTAACCCCAATGCACGCACCGGATGTTTCTCCCGATGCGTGGATATGGAGAGCGTTGACAAGAGAGCTACAGTAGCTGCAACGTTTACGTTGTTGTTACTGAGAATCGGGTCTGTAAAAGAGAACAGTAGCTGTATGTCAGCACCAGAATACGTAATGAGGTCTTTATTTCCCTCGGAATACGTGAAGTCTCCTGTTACGATATCTGGCATAGTTCTCGACCCTAATTGTCGTTGTCTGTTAAGACGCTACGGCGTTAGCCTTGTGCTTGTAGGCGTCTCCACCAGATGACTTCTTTTGCTACGAATGTCAGCTGGGCTTCTTGAGTAGCATCATCTACAGATACACCAGTACCTTCGGAGATCAGCACGACGCCCTTGATGGTCATCTTTGCTGCTCGTCCGAATGAATTACGGGCTACCAGAGTGATTATGAATGGAGGCAACTCATCAGAGTAACGTGGCTTGTCTTTTGCATCGTCAGCGAAATCGCCTGGAGCATTGTCACGAAGGTTTGTGAGTGTTGTAGAGTTTAGTCCAGTTGCTGGAATATCACCTACCCTGTCGGAGTCATCGGAGTTTCCGGTAACTCTTCCAGTTTTGGTGTATACTCGAGCTTTATCTAATACCTCTGCCATCGCATGACGGTCGAAGGTACTAAGGATTATTGATCCAGCAATGCCTCTTTTTCCGCGGCTGAAAGACACCGCGTTCTCGTCACCCATTACAAACACAGGACGTACTTCTCTGTTGACAGATACGGACAGTCCCTGGAGGTTACCTATTTCAAGGTTACCAAAAGCTGCTTTGATATCAGATCCAGAGAACGTGGAGAATGTGGATACATCTCCCTGGACTGAGGTGTCTCTAATATCGAAGGGATTTTGTGGTGAGTTCATGTTAATTAACCTTACATGTTCTCGGTTGGTGGGCCCGAATGAACGGGCCCGTTAACCGGAGGAAAGAGACTGCTCGGGGCAGTTATGAAAGAACTGTTGTTTCGCATCTAATGGTATGTCACCGTTAGACTATGTCGGCTTCCGTCGCACGTAGTGTCTGAGTGACATTGAACGCACGGGTTTCACCGGCAGGCACAGTCTGGTATTGAACATCGATCTTCTTCATTGCCTTGGCAATGGGATCAACATTGATAACCATCTTGTACTTAGTTATTTCATTAGGTACCATCTCGTTAATTGAAGTTTCAAGCGCATCGCGCAGAGCTTCAATACGGAGAATGTTCGGTGCTAGACCTAAGTACGCCCGACCGATTCCATCAGTACGACTAAGCATCTTTTCTACCATCCAGAAGGTGGAGATAAGTTCATAATCGCTAGAGGGACCAGCAAGGGTTAGACCGTCAGACATACGGACACCAGCAGATTCTGCGATACCTACGTTGATTCGAGAATCACTTAGGGCATCAGTCTGGCTAGCACCGGCTGCGGTACGTTCTGTGTACTGGAAGCGTAGCTTACGGACATTCGGGATGTACCGTGTATATACTGCCTCATCAGAAGGCATTGTGGATAGAAGTCCAGCTACAGCAGCGGATGCTTGATTGTAGTAAGCTACGCCATCGCTGACGAACTCACCTTCAAGGTCAACTGCTACGAGGTGGAGGTCTGTTAACGCCGTGATCGTGTTAGAAACACGAAGAGCGTCCAGAGCATTCACTACGCCGAGCTGCTCATACCGTGCTTTCACATCAGCTCGTGTGATGGAAGCATTCGGCCCTGTGCCTACCATAGGACTGAAGTCCATGATACCAATAGCGTGACCGCCGTAAGTACCATTGAGGAATGCAGACATAGTGTTAGCGTAACCAGCATTGGTCACGATACGCTCGCCTGTGTCTTCATTATAGGTAGTCATGGTTGTGTCAAGATAGAACTTAGGCACATGAACGATTGCGAAGTCTGTTGCTTCTACTTCGTTCAGGGCTGCCGCTACTTCACGTTTGAAGTATAGAGGCTGCTCTATCACACCTAGACCTGCGGATCCACCCTTAAGAGTAGTGTTGATGCTGCTGCCGAATTCCTCAGGAACATAACCAAGCTTTAGCCCGATTACGATGTTACCAGTGATGGCACCGAGAGCGCCGAATCCTGGTTGAGGACCGTTCAGTAACAATGTACCGTTGGTCTGGTTGAAATCAACTTCGCTAGTGCTGTAATCGATACGTGCTAAGTGACGTACAAAACGACGACGTTGTGTTACGCCACCGAAGATGATCTTGTTGTCGATGAAACGATAGTTCGTGTTGGCGGTTCCAAGGGAAACACCGGCTGCGATTTCGTCCATCAGACCTGGGGCTGAGATACCAGTTCCAGTAGCAGTAGATCCTGCTAGTACTAGAGCTTCAGCTGCTGTATCCGCAATAAGCAGTACATTGCCAGCATTACTGGCGTCTACTGCCAGGGCCATGTTCATGACCAATGTTGCTACTTTAGTAGTGTTGTTCCATGCGGAGAACACAACTGCGCCTACATCGTCAGAGTGCAGGTAGTAGTCTGAGCCGTTGTATGTTACCTTTACGGTAAATGCACGGTCCAGGCCTAACTGCGTGACTGTGGTATTAGGTGGAAGTAGCTCTGCGGGTACTATTTCATCTGGGGTATATCCCATTGCTATTTCAGTAGCATAGGCATATGTGTTGGTTTCGGCTGCTTTTAGGAAGCCGTCTCCGATGATACCAATACCAAATGGTGATATGATAGTAGCAGTGACCAGAGTTGAGGAGTCATCCGCTGTATTGGTGACGTCTGTTATGGTCAGAGCTTCTGCATCGATCATTTCCCATGCACTACCTTTGACGTCGGCTGTACCGGCCGCATTGGGTATTTTAGCCCAATCAACTAGATCAACTGTACCTACTGATTTGAGGTCGAGTCCATTTAGAAGGGTGTTGTACCCGGCATTTGTAGTACTGTGTACTACGCCGGAGGGAATCTCGTAGGATTTAACGCTCTTTGGTATCTCTATGAAATCAGATGCTGTGAGGGCATAGACCATATCAATGGATTTGATTTTCTTAAGCGCTGTTCCGCTTTGGATATCGTCCAGAGATTTGGCCATGTCTACTGCACTGTTATCATAGACAAGGTTTGTAGCGATTTCAGCTACGCTTCCGCCGGTTGTAAGATCGATACCGACATTGGCGACATAGTCTGCCGTTGCCACATCGAGCTCGAAACGAGCTTCCTGGTCATTAACTTCGGCGATGATTATACCGGTTAAGTTAGTATCCAGATTGATAGCGTTTGCTAGTTCTTCTACATCGTTGTAGGAGGCTTGATCGTTGCCAGTGAAATCTACATTGAAGATGGACCACAATGCGGATACTGGGTTATAGATCTTAAACTCGCTACCGTCGAATGTTACAAGAACTTCATTGTATTTACCGCCGACTTCGGCTGCGTATAGAATCAGTGAGTTTGTCGTGGCATCGCTTGTTTCTGTTAGTTCTAAGTTAGCTTTAGCAGCTAGCTCGTCGCCAATACGAATCAATACGACATCAGGACTCTTCTCAGATCCCCGCTGCGCGTCGACTGCCTCTTCGAAGGCTTTGACCAGGGTACCTACGGTACTTAGGCCGAACACGGAACGTGCCTGTGTGACAGTCCTGATTGAAGTAGCCGCGTACATAGGTCCTCTTTCGGAAGTACCAATTAGAATGATACGACGATTGAGATCCTGTGACTGACTTTCCCTCGGAAGAGTACCGTCATTTAGGTAATAGTTTGTGCGGGGTGTGCTCATTATGTTACACTCCTGTTAACTCAATTCATGAACCTGCTCAACACTCGCTTCGATAGCCTGAATTCTATCGGCGCGAACGGCAGTTAACTCTTCAAATTGTACGAAGAACTTAAGACTACGTACCTGAAGTTTGTTATTTATCTTCGAAATCTCTCGATCAGTACTACGACTGTGAAACCAGAGCTTTGAAGCTCCGGCTAAAGTTCCGATATGTTCCATGAAGAACTGTCGAAACCATGAAGCCAGACGTTCAGCGTCTGCGGCTTGGGCTGCCCAGATGTCGAAACGAAGGAAGGCATCTATCGATTGTCCGTAGACTTGATGAAGAAATCCATCATAGACTACTTCGTGTCTCAGACGTTTACCTACTTCTCGTGTTCCTACCCCGGGATTCTCAGCTGGTTTTCCACCTAAGATAGCCGGTGCCATTGAGTCTACGTCCCACGTTATCGTGGGTGTAAATTCGCGTGGTTCTGCGTCGATCAAGTGATCAGGGAAAGCTGGATGTAACTGTATAGTCGCATCCTCTGGACTCACTATCTCTAGAGCCGTTTTAAGGAATTCAATGAATGTATCAAGACCAGCCTGACGTATTGGATTACCATTGATAGTCAATGGTACCAATGTTGTTTCACGATAGTCTGGGGCGTAGATCGCTAATTTCATTAGAAGTTTCCGAACTCCGGCTCCACTACACAAGCGTAGTAACTTACCTGGCCATACTGTACTCGTTTTGTATCGATCTCAACGATGCGATACCTCTCGGACTGTGTGGCCTGGATAACCTCGTTGGGTATTATGCTATATGTGGCCCGGTCAGGTAGCTGCACCGTTATTATAACGTCGCCGCGTTTGGGCCTAGCTGTGGCAGGTAAGTAAAAGATACTCTTATCGGTGATGATACCTCGTGTGCCTGTGATCCCGGTTGACTCCTGGCGTGCAACGATGGGCTCGTCGACATGTTGATATCTGTCACGTTTATTAGTTCCTTCTCCTGTCATTTTATCTCTGGCTGCCGGCGTTGAGAGATCGTATCGCCGGTAGATTACCCAGAAGCCCGCCAATGAATTAACTTCATTGTACAGGTTTTGTGCAGGTAGGTTGCGTTGTTTACGCAAGTCGAGCATTATAGGCCTCGTAGATCTGAGGGCAGTCGTCGACTCATTCCTGCAATGTTAAGGGTTTCATTGGTAGAGTTACCAATGCTACCATGGTAGTTGTGTCGGCTAAGCAATGCGTAGCCTGGTTCCCCACCATCAAGAGGTTTAGTACCTAGGTCTCCCTTGCTGACCTTTTCAAAAAGCGCATTGATTCTACCATTCAGATCAACGATAACACCGTTCTCGACTTCATGAAACTCCATACGGAGATCTCCAATGGATATCTTCTTGGCGCCAGTAGAACGACCGTTTCGGAGAATGTCCTGAACTAGCTGGAGCACTACTTTGTAGCGGGTCCATTCCTTCAGGTAATAAGGTATCGCGGTTGGAACCCCTGTTCCTCCCGACCATGCCTGTGAGCCCTGCAAACTTTGTTTATAAATGTGCAGTGCTAACTCGAAGTCGGTTAGATCCTGTGCAGCTCCTCCGTACTCCAAACGAATTTCTTCGGTAGTAGTATGGGACGGGCTCAATGCTGTCATGAACTCCATCGCTGGTATCAGGGTGTTGTCGGGGTGTACCATTCGGATACTGTAGATCAAAGAACTATCAAAAGATACGGCCGGGTCACACGCAAGTGTGACAACCTTACCGCTGATAGTAGGTACTGCGTTGGCAGCCCACGGGTCTGGCGTAGTTAAGGGCCAGCCTAGTGGATTACGCGCAGATAGTATAAACTGTGTTACCGCAGGTATACCCTGGTTGCAAGTGATGATGACAGAGTTTCCTGTGACATTCATTTCGTCTGCAGCCGGGATACTATATACGATTCGAAGTTCGTTTCCGACGTAGATATCTTCTGGGGCGTTAGAGTCTTCCGGTACTGGAAGTACTGCTCCTCCCGTAGTGAAATCTATTCCAAAGGTTTTAGCTAGTACACTTCCATCTTCAGCTGTTACTCCACGTGTACCACCGTTCACATACAGCTTATACTGTGTGTTTTTGAATAGGGGTGAGGTAGGAGTTACTACTACTTGTTGATAATCATACTCACCATCGGATACATAGTATTCGACAGTACATTCTACTAGAGCCATGGTATCAGCCTTTACGAGGTTGAATATGGTATCCTGTAGTGATGTTGCCACAACTTCCTGGTTGAAGCTCACATATAGTGCAGCGTCAACCGCTAGGTCGCGTTGGTTGTCAGTAGGGTTAATGCTGGAGATTATCAGTGACATGGATTAGTCTTTGTCGTCTTCCATTCCTGCAACTGGTGCTCCGTCGTCATCTAGTGTTACGATAGGCGACATGGACATAGGTGCAGTGTTGTATGGTTTTAGTAACCGTACGATTTCGGCCATGATCTCGGTACGAGTTGCGTTAGTTGGGTTGTAGCCCTGACTCTCGATGTACTCTGCTTCCCGTAGATACTTTTCCTTTTCCTTATTGGTATTAAGCGTACCAATCTCCCCGGCCAGTTCTTTCTTGAGGTGTTGAGCTGGTTTCTGGAGGAACATGAAGACTTTACTCTTCTCGTTCGTATAGGTAGCTGACTTGGAACCAACTGAAGGAGACTTAGGTGGACGTTTACTGCCCTCCTCTATTACCTTTTCCTGGTCTTTCCATTTCAGACGATCGATATGAGTTACTGCAACTATCGGTTGACGTGAAATCTCAGCTGCCTTACGCTGGGCGTGGGCTAAACTGAGTTCTGGTTTCTTTGATATCTTTAAGAGACCACTCTCTACTGCGCGATCAACGGCGGCCTTGTCATCCTCCGGGATCTTAGAAACTGGCATGTAGTACTTATCTTCTTCGAAGAAGTGTAGATGTACCAAACCATGCTTCCACATGGTTCCACCTACGAGCACTACGCATTCAATGTTACTTGTCATTTTGCTCTCCTTAGTAACAATACGGGGGGCACGGATTAGGTGCCCCCGTATTGGGTTAGGTTAGGGGCCTAGTTGCTTACTCAGTAACTAGTGCTAGGGACTTGGTGATCTCCTCTAGAGTCGCCTGGTTAACGTTTTCGAACACGTAGTTCTTATCGATAACAATGTTGCGGCTCACTGCAAGGCCTTTGCCTTGTTCGAAGAGTGCCATACCCCAACGTTCCTTCATCTTCATCGCTTTGATGTCCCGTTCTGGGTCATCCCATTCATCGATGCTGACGCCTTCTTTTGTAAGAAGGATACCGGCACGCGTTGAATCGGCCATGATGATGTTGGAGATTGGTTTAACCGGGCTAGTAGCAGCGGATACGTATGGTACGTATGGGCTGATGATAACCTTCAGGGGAGAAGGTAAATAACCAGGCTGGATGTTCCAACTTGCACCCATTGGGTTCAGGTTGGTTGTGAATGGGCTCACACCTGAGAGTAACTTGGCTCCGTTTGGAGGATTACCAGTGTTACCACCACGCACACCCATACCGGCATGACCAGTTGGATGGCCGGGGCCAGATCCACTAGGTCCGCGGTTGGAAGCGATAGTTGCTCCCTTGAGGATAATTTCGCGGGTTTCAGGGTCACTCATGAACATACGCCATGCTAGCGGGTTCATAAGTAGTGTGTCAGGCACAAATCCACGCATGTACAACCAGATGTACATCTCGAAGAGGTCGTCTACAGTCATGGTACCGTTGGCGTCGCCAGCGATGTTACGACCAGTAGTTACGCCCTTTTGGGAGTCACCGGGTGATGCGTTGTCGAATACGGTATAACCGAATTCATTGATCAGCTGGATAGCTGCCATTTCTTTGTGACGTGCTAGAGCACGGCCAGCCATTCGCATCCATAGACCGAATACATCGAAGAGGTTATCGTCGATTACTTCTTCAGTCACACGTACTTTAAGACCGTGCTTTGAGATGCCAACTGCGACCATGTCGCCTTCGCCGTAGTTAAAGTCAACTTCTGGGTACTCAGTACCTTCAGCAACTTCACCGGCATGAAATGCGCCTAGTCCGCCGATCTCGATTGATCGTCCGGGACCGGAATATGAAACCTCTGTGAAGAGGTTTGGGATGACTAGCAGGTCTGGTTCGATTGCTTCTTGGACCAAACGAGTGATCTGTGTGCCGATCATGCGTGTGAGGTCTTTAGATGAAACCATATCTGCAGCGGAAAGATTTACATCTTTCGACTTGTCAAGTGCCCGGCCAAGGTCGAACAGATCATCAAAACCTAAACGTACGACCTTCTTATCTTCGGTAGGTAAACCTACGATACCATTATTAGTAAGGGCATCATAAATCATATCTCCGCCGCGGGTCGACTTTTGGCTGAATTCATTCAGAATCTTCATTCTGTTCGTTCTCCTATTTGAATAATGAGGAGGTTCTCTCTGGGAGGTAAGGGGGCAGACAGAAGCCTGCCCCTCGGATTGTCAAGGTAGATCGTTAGCTTATCTAACGTCTAGCTGGATATAGGCCATGCCTATCGCGCCAGCTTGGACGAATGCTATGATCTTCTTTGCTTTGTCTGTTCCGTCTGTCGGCCAGGTGTAACCGGCTCCTTCAAGGAGACGATAAGCGAACCAGAACAAGTGCTCTGACAGACCTTCGGTGGATGCGCCAGCAACGCGAGCCAGTGGCTCGGATTCGTAGCGTTCCCCTTCGACTGTTTCAAGCAGGTCTTTCGGGAACCGATTATCAAGACCAAGGACACGTCCTACAGTCTGATTTGTTCGGTAGTTGTTCGTGAGAGTCTTGTACTGAGGAATGTAATTTCCAAAGATATCAGGACATACGAACGATCCAGCGACACCGTGAGCAGCGTTCTCGCTGTTCAGTGTCATGAATGTGAAGTACTTCTCTGCTGCGGCATAGCCAGCACCAGTCACGGCTGCATCAACACGGGCCCAGATTGCACTTGATGCATCTGCACCATTGATATCTAGGATCGCTAGTTCCACGATGAATGAATCTGCATCGGGTACTGATACGACAGTTGTTGCAGCATTGAATGCTGCGAAGTCGGCTGCTGCTGCTGTCCAGATAGCTGCTGCGGCGTTAGCCCCATCAACAGCTGCGTAAGCAAGTTCAACAACGAAGTTGTCAGCATCGATTACAGTAACAACTGTAACGGCTACGTTAAGTGCTGCTTCTTCACCATCACCAGCAACTGCGCCAGAGATCGTAACTACGTCAGTAGCTAGTAACTCGTGAGCTACGGCTGTGATTGTGATGTGAGTTGCACTATTGTCACCGGCTACTGCAGGAGTCGCGCCAGTAAGATCGGCTGCGGATGCTGCGATAGTAGCTGCGGAGCCAGTTTTCGCTACTGCACCTGAGATAGTGATGGCGTCGCCGGCTTCTAGACCGTGAGCTACATCAGTAATATCAAGATGAGTTGCGCTGTTGTCACCAGCTACTGCTGGGTTTGAACCTGTTAGATCTGCGGCTGCTGCTGCGTAAGCTGCGGCTGTACCGGCTAGATCAAAGTCAAAACCTTTAGGCTGGAACTTTGTTGCTGCTACATCGGCAAGATCAGCAAGAGCTGATACGTCGATGAAAGGAACCTGAACGAGTTGCTTTGAAACAACACCGTAGTTCTTGAATGTATCATAGTTCAGGTGCATCCCTCGGATGTCCTGGAACATATCATAAAACAAGGCGCCCACTGGAGCATTAGCTGCGATAACAAGTGTGTCATCTACTGCTACGTTGGTGTCTGCACCTGAAGTAGGAACTTCGGCTAGAACATCATCTGCTGCATAAGTGTACGTTGCTGCGGCACCACCATTGGCAGGAACCAGTAGACCTAGGGTCGTACGTGGAACACCGTAGTAGTTTTCGTCTTCGTCGATCTTGATGACGTCGCCATCAAAGTCTTTTGTACCAACATAAATGTCAGCTTTGCCATTCAATTGAGTGATGGCTGATACGAGGCGACCCTTTGGGATCACGACATATTGATCTGTGCTACGATCTTTGTACTTCACGTTCAGTGAACGGTGAGGTAGGAAGACAGCGGCTGGACGATCTCCGTCGGAGATGTCAAAGTTCGGGCGTAGAGTACTGTCGAGATATTTCTCGGGTACTCTCCGGATTGGGCGCTTGTGGCTTAGTCCGGTACTGAAGTTAAAATTCTGAGTCACGTTAATTTGCTCCTATAAGGATACGTGTTTCAGTTGCCTCTGGGGCTTAGTCCTGCTTGGCAGGCTCGGGATCTGCTGTTACGGCGTCGAAGACATCCTTGACGGTGTGGATTTCAGGACCTTCGTCCTTGTCATCTTCCTTGTCTTCTTTGTCATCTTTCTTAGCCTTACCCTGGACACCGTCTTCGCTATTAGCGTCTTCGTTGTCTAGTTCTTCAGCAGGTGCTGTGCCAAGTGCGATGGCTTGTTTCTTCAAGTCATCATAGGCAGTCTGTAGATCCTCTAGACTTTTGTCTTTTTGAGAATCTTTGTATTCGGCAACCGATGTCTCCATGTCGAGTGGATTGATACCTTCGGCTTTAACTGTTGTAGCTAAAGCAACAATGGCGTCAACCAATAGCTCTTTATGGTCTGCGGTTGATTTGTCAGCGAGTTCCTTGCTTTCCTTGGTTGCATCTGCAACCTTAGAGTCGATGAATTCTTGCACGCCGGGAGCGGCTAGTGCATCATCAATAGCAATGGTCGATTCGGAGATCTTTTTGATCTCTTCCTTGTACGCTGCCTTCACATCGTCTTCAACGTCCATGTTGTCTACGATTGTGTTGACGCGTCCTAGCTGACCGTCTGAGGCATCATTGAGCATGCCCTTTAGGAGATCGATAACTTCGGGTTTGAGAGTCACGTCTTACCTCCAAATGTCTGTTTTAAGAACGTTTAGGACCTTGTCAGCGTCATTATCTAACTTGTCCTTTGGATCATCTTCGTCAATACCGTCTTTGGTATCCGAAGGTTCATCTTCTTGACCGTCGGTACTATCCGAGATCTTCTTGCCAGCTTGTTCTCCGTCGGTATCACCTTCGGGGGAATCAGCAGCTCCGTCGTCTTCTGGTAGTTTATCTTCCTTAGGAGGATCAACTACAGGTTGTTCTAGAGCGTCTTTAGCAACCTCAACGATCGCAGCATGTACTACGTCGTCTTTGGCATTGTGTGGACCCATTTCCGCATCAACCGAATCCATGGCTTCCCATTTAGTAATGGTAGCTGCATGTTCATCGTCTTGATCGGCGGGTTCGTTAACTGCACTGACTTCTCGATATTCTAAATCCGAGAAGATATAGTAACACAGTTTAACTGTTTTGTCTTTAGGGTCGTCGTCTTCATCTCCTATGATGTATTCTTTACCACGGTCGTGACCGCAGTAACCATCAGTGAGTAGATCGTTGTCGCAGATAGAGCAAGTAACAGGACCGGATGGTCGCTGACTTGTTGATACCGTTAAGTACCTACCGTCTTTGACTTTCTCTACCGCATCTGGATCTGAGATTTGAACCCTAAGGCGAATGAAACCTGTATCGTCACCGGTGTCTATGAATTTCGCTCCAAGTACACGTCCGATGGGGTCGCCGGCATCTTGCCACATTCCGCCCACACGGTGATGAAGTAACATAGGCTTCGCGTAGGGTTTAATCCACGAGTCAACTGACTTCTTCATATACTTAGATTGGTAAAAATAGAAATTGCGGTTAACATAACCGCCATGCGTAGCATCTATGGTGACGATCAAACCTTTGGATGTATCTGCATCCTTGACTGCATCTACGAAATTGAGTTTAATTTCGAAGTCGTCTACGAAAGGTTTAATGTTTTTGTACTCCATACTGATTTACCTAATTGCCTAGGTGCTGCTCGCTGGCAGTCTGTACCGTGTTATGTCACGGCAAGTTACCCTAATTAATAATTCCCGTCAGGCTAAGGACTGGGAGGACCAATGAGGGGTTTTATCGGGATCAGTTCACGGATGAAGTCCATATCGAGATATGGGCATACTTTTCCGGACTGTAGTTCGTCGTGTCCGTATATAGGCAACGGACCTAATTCATATCTGATAGTATCTACCAGTGTGCGTAGTGCTAGGATCTGTTTGTACGTGAAGGTCGTCTTCCCTATCAAGCAGATACCGATACTTACGGTATTGTATGATAGTCCCGCTTCTGTTTTACCACGAACATGAGCGCCTACCCATTTGTAGTCTCTGCCGTCTTCGATTTTACCGTCGGCATATATCTGTGGTTGTTTTAGTCGGAAGGATTCACCTGTCGGGTATGCATTGCATATTACTTTATGATATCCAATGGCGTCCCAGAAATTAGGTGCTGCCCTATGCCACTCATCGATGACTTTGGCATTACCCCATAGAGATTTAGATCTGTGGATTACAATTCGATCGACTACTTCAAGTTCTCGTGATCTCATTTAGTTCCTCATGGCTTTGGATTTATACCTGTTGGACTAGGTGGCATCGAGACGATGCCGGTTGGATCTATTACTGGAGCTGTCGTTCCAGCATTTACTGTATTAAGACTGGTAACCCACCAGCCAACTGAACTAAGCAAGATCACTAGTATGAGGTACATACCAATCTTACTTATATTCTGGATGACTATGGTGATGTTATCGAGCTTGACGTCGTGAGCTGCCAATTGAATGGCATTAGTTGATAGATCTTTCTTCCCTTCCTTCTGCATCTCTGCGCTTTCTGCGATTGAGGCAGCTGCTCTATCCAGGTTGGCCTGGGTAGATGCCTGTGAAGTCATTAAATCTCTGTGAAGTTTATAAAGGTCTTTGCTATCTGCTCGAATTTCGCTAACGCCTGATTCTACGTTGTCGAGGCGTGCGTCGTGCCCGGCCAGTCTCTCTTCTGGAGTCTTGTCTGGCATGTATAACTATTCCTTAATGTTTCTTGCCCAGACTCTTGACAAATACATCTAGTCCAGTTAGCCAGGTGTATACCCAGAACATGGGGATTATAAATCCTCCTGCTAGGGAAGCTACGGCTATTATCTGGGCAAATGGTCCTGCTAAGAGATATGCTAGGGCTGTGATTAGAAAGTAAATGATACTAACGACTTTAAAGCCGTGTCCTATTTTACGTGTACCTCCGGGGTGTTTCGAGAGGGTGTGTCCGAGTAGATAACTAACTGCTGCAGCTACCACATTGAGTATGAACATTGTTAATTCAAACCAGGCTACCATTTAGGGTTGTCCTTTGTGTCTCCGGGATCGGTGTCCGTCGTGAAAGTTCGACGACTCTGGTACTACGTGCAACTCTGAGGTTCTTGTCTATCTGACATATTGTGTGTCAGTGTGGCAGACAGTGTTAGGAAATTCTCATGTTTATGTTGTGTTTGCTGCTATGCCGGTGTACACTAACATGCTATCTGCTATGTAACAATTATTCTTATCTAGTTTAATGATGTACGTTTCGTGTTCCACTTCCTCATCGACTAGTTTAATACCAGAGCAGACTATTGGAAGTGTATCTCCGTCGAAGTATGTCATCGCGTCGACCATTGGGTCTAGAGGCGCACATTCAATTTCATAATCAACTAAGGCTGTTTCCGGGTCGTAGGCTCCGTACTCCCCACTACTTAGTAGGAATGGATGCCCAGCGGTAGCTTTGATCTTATCTTTATGAAAGGTATATTCGTATATACCAGTGTGTGGTATCATCCTTACCCATCTAACTCTATCCTCTACGAAGCTTTCTCCGTTGTAGGATAGTATTACATCACCTATCTGAAGATCACGAAGCGGCTTAGTAGTGCCGTCCGCCATGGTGGCCAGGGCGGAACCGTCGATGCACTTATTATGAGTTACAATACCGTTAGCTATGAAGGTAGCCCACATGGCTATGGTCAGGGAGTACGTAGTGACGGGTTCTTTTACTACGGTTATATTAGTTATAGCCGTCAAGCCGCTAACGCCGTCTCGATATACGACGCACGTGTCACCTATATCTAATGGATTGGAGGCTATACTGTGATCATATTGACACTTAGGTGTATTGTAACTACACCAGTATTTCCCAGGTACCCAGAATGGATTACTATCGGTACAGTGTAATTGCGTGCCGTCTTCAAAATCTATGATGATTGTTTCCTGTAAAGGAGAGCCGTCATTCTCTGTTATCTTTGCAGCTAGTACTGCTTTAGGGGCGAACAGTACTTTGTTTGGATTGTACGCTATTACTTCATCCCCCACCGCTACATCCTCTATGTCTTTCAAAGTACCGTCGCCCATGGCGATTTTAGTTCCAGCTATGAAACACAGTGCCCACTCGCCGCCATGGAAATCGTCGAAAGAGTGCGGTGTGGCTTCGGTTCCGTAGAACACACCACCCGGAAGTTGAGCCATGTTGTACCATTCTTGATTGCGTTGGCCCATGTAGAAAAGTGTAGTTCCTGTTATGCCCATTGCAATATTTATATCGCTCGCCGCCAGCTCTCCTTTTGATGGTAGTACACCCATTATGAAAGTTCCTCTATCTTTTGATTTAGTTCTTTTATAGCTGCGACTAGATAAGGTATTATTCTGTCGCTATGTATGGTTAAATACTCCTCACCCTCATAGGGTACCTCTTCTGAACTTATAGTGAATGGAGCTTGTGCTGTGCCGTTTATTATCTTTCCTTCTAACTCTTGGGCTATAAACCCAACATCACCGTCGAATCCAGGGTTGAAGCCTGCGAAATCACACTTCTCTTTATCCCAATCGAACGTAACTCCCCTTAAGCTAAGAACTGTTGCTAGTCCACCTTCCAGCTCTCGTACATTTGTTTTAAGTCTGGCATCTGATGAGTATGCTGTTATGTTTCCTGTGGCAGTGAGGGCGCCTGTAATGGCTGCACCACTAGTGCTGGCATTTATTCTGGCTACATCGTTGGCGTACATATATGAACCACCATTAGCGTAGGCCAGGAATGCAGTTTCGGTGCCATTCACTCTTAAGTAGAAACGGGACGAGGAACCAACCACGTCTACGTATCCGTAACTTCCACTAAAGTACATCTTCATGTCGTCACCGGTGCCGAAGTAGGCATATTTATTATCTGCGTAGTGTGCGCCTCCCCATGAGGGTGCCATACTTTCCGTATTACCTGTGTGGTACGCTATGTACCCTGCTATAGTTGTTCCTGCTGATAATCGTGCCATTATAGATTCTCCACTAATTCGCCTATTTCTAGGCCTACAAAGTCGTAGTTATTAAGTTTTAGTAACTCGTTTTGATAAACCCTACGTACTGACATGTTTCTCCATCTGAATGTTCCAGTGGTAGGGCCACTGCTACTACTAGGGTATGTCAGGAACCTTACCAACGTATCCGCTACGCAGTAGACGGTGAGGGGTGTCCAGACTTCTTCCTCTAGTTGTTCCCACAATATAGAATCAGATCCTGAGACTTCTCCCTCGAATCGTAGACACGCTAGTGTGTATAGAGGGGTACCACTCATCCAAAATTCACCAGAGAACGCGTAGGTAGCTCCGTTAGCCGTGGCTATATCCCATCCTTTATATCTTGATCCACTGTAACTACTAAGTACCATTTGATGATACTCACCTTCTACTGCGGTAGAAGTTCCACTAGATATGGCGTAGCTATTAGACCCGCCGTAGGTAGCCCCGGGCCATAGATTCTCCTCTGCTTCTGACACGTTATTACGGCCGCCGGTACTTAGTACTCCAGTCTTATTCAGGAGTAAGCTTAATCGATAATCATCACCTTCTCTAAGTAATTCTGCATCGGTAAAATCTGAGTGGTTGTATATAGATACTCTACTTATTCGTGATTCCCACATAGCCGTACTGCCATACCCGAATTTAAGCTGATCGGCTACTGCAGCCGCCGATACATAGGACATAGTGTGCGGGCCGGTTAACGTGCCAGTATGAGTTCTGAATCTTACCGTGATGTTAGTGGAGCTATTTCGTTCTATGATGAACATATAATGCGCATAGAGGTCGAGGTCGTAACCTTGATGGGCGTGTCCGGAGGTTGCGGTGGTATTCCAGGTACTAGACACATCGGGATCCATATAGGAATAACTACTTCCTCCGGATACGTAGTACCTGTAGTATACGTTATCCCCAGAAGTGAGATCTTTTAATCCGAATAAAGCAGCTTGTGCCGCAGTAGAAGTGTATGTGCCGTCTGCTTCACTTTGCGGAGTTATAAAACCAGTAATGGTGAAGTTGCCAGTTCCAAGTCTAAGAGGAAGTCTCAGGTCGGCGTGAGATGCCAACGACCCGGGGTGAAATGGAGTTGTGGTCCATTTCCCGGATGCCATACTTGGACCATATAGCCATACGCGTTGTCCGGCTGGTAATGTAGTAAATTGAAAACTTAAGGAATCCGAGTCCCATCCGGTGTCAGTTAAAAGGGTAGTGAAATGTATGAGTTGCCAGTCGCCGTTAGCTGTAACTGTAATGATCTGAGTGAACACTCTATCAGTTTCGGCGTTGTCCGCGGTGTATGCCCTTACTGCTACGTTACTTCCGCCAGGTTCAGTACGTATCCACATAGATATCTCATATCTGGTGTTGTCAGCCTGCGGTGCGTAGTTGCCGTAGGAAAACCAATATCCGCTACCATCACTATTTGCGTCTATAAATGAAACTACCTTACCTGATGGATCTGCACCCATGGGTTTAGGGTAATCATCGTACTGTATGCTTGTACAATAGCTGGTAGTCCACCCTGTAATCATGTCGTAATTAGTAACCACGTTAGAGAATGATTTCTGTATGAATGTTCCTCTATAAATTTGATTATATTGAATACCAGTTTGTGTGATATAGTCAGCGTGCGTCTTTCTTCCCATCATCCAGTTTATAATATGCCGGTAGATAGGTCTATTAGCGGAGATATTCTGATTTCCTCCGAACTCATCGAAGTAAAGGGATCCTCCTCCCTCGTGAGGAATATACATGTATCCCATGATATTTGCTGTGCCGTAATCATGTTCGTATAGGGCAACAATTCTACCGGTAGTGAGACTATTAAATGTTTTGATTACGTAGTTGGGGTCGGTTGATGTGTTTGCAATTTGGGTTCCAGCGTAATCTCCCATTATGGCACGAACCTCTGCGTTGTCGTAGAACGTACCATTGTACGTATTTTCAGTACCCAGGGTACCGACGGTAGCTACGAACACATTAGTAGAAGTATCGTTACCGGTGGCTATTACTGCTGCTCCATTGTCGGCTGCTGTTTTTAAGGAGGACATGTTGCCTGATGATACACCCCATACGTACCAATCACATACCACTATATCCGCAGCTGCCATTTGTGCCGACGTAGCCCCATTGTTGACGGTCATAGCACCATTAATGATATTTCCACTGTCTAGTTCATTCTTAAGACGCCAAGTTGTGGAATGACTGTTATATGAAAGCACTTGAATGGTGTTAGCCGGGAATTGCTCGCAATCTACGTAATGAACTAGAGAACCATCTAGCGGATAGTTCTGCATTAACCCCTTGCGTAGTACGGGTAGCTTCTCGTCTAGTTCGTGTACCTGGAGTATGCCAGTTTTGCCTAGTTTTCCTACTACAGCCATTAGCTGGAGACCCACGCGAAGTCTAGAGTGTCATCAGTTTCATTGTATGACATAGTGAATCTCTCCGTGGAAGTAGTCGACTGAATACGTATCTCGCCTACGGAGGCTGTTTGCTCTGACGTAGTACTATCGCTTAGTGAACTCGCAATAGTGTGAGTATGCCCGGGATCTACTCCAGATGTCACGTTCGCACCTTGGATTGTACCACCAGTATAAATATTTCCTTTATTATAAATATGTCCGTTTGTACCATCTAAAAACACACGAGCATTTCCATCTGCGGCTACATATAATCCCCAACCGGCTGGGTCTGCTCCCAAGTCTGTTGTATTGAGAAATGTTGCACTAGTGCCCTCGGCGAAGCCTACCCCATACATACCAGCGATTGCCGCATCACTTGGATTATAACTTGACCCAATTGTATATATTGGATTTGATTTTGTATCATTAGG